CGTTTGAAGTAATGAGTACGTATACGATTCCATACATTAAAATCTATACTCTTTCTCTGATCAAAGGTATCACCCAAATCAAGAACTGTCTTAATCTTTTTCTTTTCTAGTGTAGGGAAGAATACATCATCATAGAACTTTTTAAAATAATTCCAAAAATTAATATTACCCTTTCGACCATCGAGATGCTGGTCAGTAATAATAGCAACCGTAGTCATTGAGGATCGGAGTAACGATGTTCTTGTGCTTTGTATCCATCAGCAGATACTTCTTTCTTTTCCTTTTTCCTGACTGGTACTTCTATTGTCCATGATGAGGATTCTAATTTAACCATATCAAAATTCTTTTTAAACTCTTTCTCTTTTGCTTTCTTTTCCTTCTCCATTGTTAACTCAACAGTTTCAATAGTTCTCTCACCATAATGAGGATCCCATACTTCTGGATGCTCATGATTTTCAAAGAACTCTAATATAGACTGATCGATCATACTATACATGGTGTCCCAAGTTAATGATCTTCTTAAATTATCTGCTAGGTACTCATTTTGATTGACAGACATTTCTTGCTTGAGGTATTCTCCTCTTGCCCATACCAATTCATTTAGGTCAATGGTTATCTGTACACGATTGTGTACACCTGTCTCATTATTATATAATTCCATTACGATGAGGGATAAGGTTGTATTATAATACGATTGTTTTCATAGTCTGCTATAAATTCTAATGCTACTTCATGATCCCACATGAGTTCTTCGTATAATGCATTAAGACGATCCATGTCTTCCCATAGATCATTCAGATGTGGAGGTAAATGTTCGTCTTCCATTAGCGGTTATTCATCCTTGTTTCTATATTTTCTTTAATACTACCCATGTCAGCAGCAGAAGCATTCATTCCTTGCATGTCACCAGTGTATGAATCAGTATGCATGACTTCCTGATAACCAGATTTTTCAAGTATCTTACTTTTAATTTCTAACTGTCTTTTCTCTTTTTGTATTCTTCTCAAGAAAGCATAGTATATTATCTGTGTGAAATAAGCAAAAGGATTAGAAGATTTCTCTGGATTAAAATTATCTATGTACTGTAAGCAGTTCTCAATACCATCACATATCATGTCCTCTCGAAACATGTAGTTGACAAAGTTTGGTTTGTATGATAGATGTGTAGCAATCTTTAAGAAGCAGGAACCTATGTAATTAGGAACACGAGGTCTATCACTATTAGATTCTTTTGCACTACGAACACGACCTTTATAAGCAACAATTGCTTCTAAAAATTCTCTGTTATTTACATAGTATTCAGTCTTTGCCTTTGCCATGCAGTTACTTTTACTGATAGTAGTATAGTATAAAATACTTGATTTGTCAATAGAGCTTGACAAATACCTAAAAACCTAATAGACTAACTCTGTTAAGGGTTCATGGGTAGGTTCTAGCTATTATTATAAATGTTCTCTAATAACTTTTTAGTTTCTTGAACAGAACCTAGATAACCCATCTGTCTAGTCAAACCTTTTTCAATATTCTGAATAGGATTATCATCCTGTTGGAGGTGTTGTAGATAAAACACCTCTATTTTTTTGTCTAGTTCTGTTATTGTTACCACTTGATTCATTTTTATAATAAACAAATTATCATACGTGGCAGTCATCCATTCTTTTAAATGGAATCCTTCTATTGCTAGTCCACCTCTTTTCTGAACAATCTTCTTTACCACCATTGGATTATCAACCAATAGAGTATCTTCTTCATTCATATAACAAACCTTTGCAAGAAGTTCTTCACCTGTAGTTAATTTAATTGCTGCAAAAAATTCTTCTTCCATATTATTCTATAAGATTGACGTTGGTAATTTCATACTTAAAGTTTTCTTCTTTGTATATTTTTAATCTTTCATATAAATGTTTTAAAGTATAGTTATCTCTTACTCCAGATATATCATCAGCAATATCATATAGTGTTGCTATAGTTTTTCCTTCACCTTTACGTAGTACTCTACCAATTGACTGGAGGTTTCTAATACGGGACTTGCTAGGGGACGCAAAGATGATGTTGTGCAACCGCTTAATGTTAATCCCAGTACTGAAAGTCCCATAAGAAGCAATGATAATTGCATTGTCTTCTGTTTCTGTAATTTCTCTAACTTGTTCTCTATCATCAGTATCTGTGGCACCGTGTACAAAAAATACTTTTCTATCATCACTTACAGAATTATTTATTAATTCATAAAGAGGTTCACCATGCTTCTCAACATAATTGAATAGAACTAATGTATTTCCTTTTATATCTGATACTAGATTCTTTATCAAATTATTTCTTTTTGGATGTTGAACAATGTATTCCATCTCCGAATGATAATCTGCAAAGGGTTGATAAGTATGTTGACATACTAGCACTTTAATTCTTAATTTAGAAAGATGACCTTTCTTTATTAATTCATCTGTTCTAGTTACTTTGTCACAGACTCCAAACAATCCTTCCAGTACCCACTTGTGGGTTTGAGTACCATCCAAAGTTCCAGTAAAACCAAATCTATATTTGGCGTTGTGAAGTTTAGTCATTATACTAGTCAGTGACTTGGCTTTGAATAGATGAGCTTCATCTCCAATAACACAATCTATATCATCAAAATATCTTTTAGGAAATTTATAGATTGATTGCCACGTAGATATGATAATATGTTTGTCAGTACTCTTATCCCTACCACTGTAAATCTTATGCATGTAATGTTCAGCATCCCAACCGTAGTTAGTAAAGTCCTTGACCATCTGTTCCACGAGGGACGTAGTAGGCACGACGATCAACGTCTTCTTGCTAGTGGCAGCATAGTATCTGACTATGGAGTATATCATAAGAGACTTTCCAGATCCCGTTGGAGAAACAAATAGTCCTCTGTTATTCTTTAATGCCTTATAGACAGTAAAGTATTGATAATCTCTTGGTTCAACCTTACAGATTTTATCCATAAAGGATTTGATACCTGGTGGAGTTATTAAATTATTGTCATCATTTAAATTACCATACCAATCATTTTTTTCTAAAAGTATTTTATACTTTCTTTCTTCACACCATTGTTGTATACGAGGAAGTAAACCATTATATATTTCTCCTGTAGCAGGAGAATATAGATGGATCATACCATCCCAATAACGATATCTAGGTTGTCTTTTTAAAAACTTTGCTTCGGGAAGTTCGAATGAAAAATAGTCTGCTAGTTCACGATGTATGTGTGGTTCAGAATCTATCTTCATAAAGACTTCATTCTTTTTCTTGATAGTTAAGTAAGACATGATTAAGAACCATTAATAAATTTCTCCCATTCAATGGCAGATTTAATTTGAAAACCCCTATTAGTAATTTGTTTCATTACTTGATCTAGGAAGTAAAGAATCTGATCCATGTATCGTATCCTTGCTTCCAAATCTATAAGATCATTATCAGACTCCATATAGACCTTTAATCCCTCTGCAGTTGATAACTTTTTACCAAAAGGTTTTTCAGCATAAACTTTAGCATCAGCCTCACCTCTATAATACTCACGTCTTTCTCTCATCAGTTTACGATGTTCAAACTCTAATGAAGTTTTGAGTTGAGATATGTCAGTGTAATGGTTGAGATATTTATTATGTTGAAATGGAATTTCTAAAGCAAGACGTGCAAGATCTTCGGAGTACTCTTTGTTTTTAAACTGGAAATCGATTTGAGTATCCTTCTTCCATTCTTCTTTAATTTTTTCAAAACGTTGGAATAATATATTGAATTTCATTATATGGGTTTAAAGTTCTTATCACGTATAGTATACTTGAAAAATTTAAATACAACTTGTGCAGTGATGAAATCTATATCACCAACATCAGCAGCAAATGTGATGTCAGTTAATGACACAGGAAATATTCTTTCAAAGTCAATATAGAATATTGGATTGTAATGAGATGATTGAATTTCTAATTGTGCATTTGAATATTGAACACCACCTTCTTGATGTTCTTCAGCACCACCATTCTCTTTGATCCAGTTCCATACAGAAGTATAATTTGCTAGGTCTTCATCAATTATATACCTAACTACCAAATCACCATAAGTAATACCACCACCAGGTATGATAGGGAAATCCCTAAACCTAGTAGGTACTTCTGTGAATGGCATTTGAACGTCAGGTAAATTTGCTGACTGACAAAAGAAATCCACACCTTCAAACTTTTCAAGTTTTAACTTGAAACCAGTAGGTGTTAAGAAGTTTCTATTCTTCGGTTGTTCTTTGTACCAATTAGCTGGCATGTCAACTTCCCAAGCTACTACTATTTATCAGGGCTAGTTTGATGTGTATAATTGTAATCAGCAATCATAGCAAACAGTTTAACTTTTAAATGATTTAAGTATTGATGTTCTAGAGGAGGTCTCCCTTCATTCGGCCAATTATCTAGAAAGTATGTAGTGACACTGTATAGCAGACGTGTTTCTTTAATCCCCATCTCTGACACACATCTCCATGTTTCATCATCAGGTGGTGGATTGAAATCTGGATCTGGAAAATTATATACAGTCATAAGTATATTTAGACAAAAAAAGAGACCCCGTAGGGTCTCTCTTGATCCATCTCGAACCGAGATATTTATTACATAAGGTTGATAACCTGTACACGTCTGTAGTACATGTTGGCATTCGCTGTGAGCGATTCTCCATCTGGAGTACCATTGTATGCACCGTTGGTTGTGACGAATGGGTTTGAAACCATGCCATAACGTGTCTTGAATCCAATCTTGGGTTGGAATGTATTTGGATCGATAGAACGAACCATCTGTAGTGGAACATATGGGCAGTAGAATATTCCTGCATCATATGGGGATGTACCCTTATATCCAATAACATAGTAATGCTTGTCTGACAAGTTAGCAGCATAAGGATCAACGAAGACCTTAATACGTCCGTTTATTGTACCAACAGCAAGGTTACCTGTGTCATCTACTTCACCGATTGAAGGACCACCAGCACCAGTTAAACCTGAACTATAGTCAAGTACACCAGCCATAGCGAGAGCACTTGCAACGTCTGCAGAGCAGATCAAGAAGTTACCCTTCCCTCTACGAGTCTCTTGGGCAATAGCGTTTGCATCACGCTCTACCTGATATAGAAGACCCTTGAATTTCTCAACTGACCATCTACCGTTGGAGTCAACGTCGAGGTCAAAGATGCCAGCATTTGCTGTGTTGTTCTGTGCACCTTTTTTAGCAACTGTGTAAACTGTTCTAACAACTTCACGGTTGATTTCAGCGAGAACTTCACTAGAAAGAATATTAGCGAGTTCTTGCTCTGCATCAAGACCATGAATTGCTTTCAAGTCCTGTGCAAGTTCTAGAGTGTACTCTGCCTTGAGTGCTCTTGACTTTGCAGTCACAGAAGTCTTCTCAATGCTGAATGACATCTCACGGAAGAGGTTTCCTGCCTCACCCATTGTCTCAAGATCTTCACGAGACATTCCTTTTCCTACTTCGTAGGTTCCAGGAGATGAGTCGTTAAGTAGAGCAGGGTTGTTACCCTCTGAATCACCACCAACACCAGCACCTGTTCTAGGTGTGTATGCTCCTGCAGTGGCATCGCCAGCAGCAGAGAACCCAGTATCTGGTTCGTTGAATAGTGCTTCCTCTCCACCTTGATTCTCGTAACGAGAACGCATTGCAAAGATAAGTCCAGTAGGACCACTCATTGGTTGAACGCCACATACGTCATATGCCATTAGGTTAGGCATTGCACGGCGAACAAGACTAATGAGTACAGGGTCGAAACCTGCTAGACCAGCTGTATTGGCATTACCCAATGCTGACCCACCTGGAGATACAGTACCAGCACCTAGGCTGTTAACTGCTACCTCGTTTAACATTCCACGCTCTTCACGCATGAAACGCTCTTGGTTTTCCAAAAGAACTGCGGTTACCGACTTCTTATAGCGATCTCCTAATTGGGGAGCTCCCTCGTGGTTAAGAACAGGTGCCCACTTCTCTTGGAGTTTTTCTGCGTTAAACATTTTTTCTCTAAAAGTTGTGTGTTATAGTATTATTATTGCCACTTTTCGATGGCAGACATGTAGGAAGCCATTGCTGGTGCTACTGTCTCATCTACTGGTGACTCATCACTTGCTTCGGCAACAGGTGCCTTTGGTGAAGCAGGGAAGTATGACTCACGAAGAGTCTTGAGTTTATCAGCGAACTTCTCCTCTGACTCAAACTCAACTGCCTCTGCAAGAGAAGCAAGTTTGTCTGCTTGAGTATCTGCTAATCCTTCTGAAACAGTTTTCAGAACGACTATTCTTGCAGTCTCGTCTAGACTTTTATTAAGTTCCACATTGCTCTTAATCTGTTCATTAAGACGCTCCTCCATTTTACGAAGATCTTCAGTCAAACCCTCGACGACATCTTCTTTGTCTTCGGGGATAGTAATATAATGCTCGTTAAAGAGATTCTTAAGACCTGATATGAAATCTTCAGTGATTTCGTTTCTGATACCACGGTCTATGGCAATCTGGTTCTCTTCTAACCAGTTTGTAACGGCATACTTACAGGTACCGTTTACTTCCTCGGCAAGTTCCGTTCTAATTTCTTCGGTCTTTGCTTCGAGTTGTGTTTTGAACTGCTCTTCTAGTTTAGTCCACTCTTCAGAGAGTTTAGACTTAACAGCAGCTTCAAAAATTGTTTTTGCTTTCGCTTTGAATTCATCAGAAAGTTCAGCACCTTCTGTCAATGCGTCAATGTCAGAGGACATGTCAACTTCTTCAAATGAAGGCTTGATGGGATATGCTACATCAGGACCTGTCGTTGTACCATGAGTAATACTATGGTTAAACTTTGGTGTAGAACCAGCAGGTTCATCTTTACCAGTGCCTCTCTGTTGGGGATCTCCAGAGACTGCATTTAATGGTGCGGATGCTTTCGCTCCTGGGTTGTCTTCACCTTCCTCATTACCTGTTGGAACAGGACCACCGTTATCGGTGATAGACTGTCCACCTGTGGCAACATCAGTACTCAAATCTGCTGCATGACCAGTACGTCCTTCGGGAGCACCTGCAGCACCATTCACGGCACCTTTAGTTTGACCAGTGGCGTGATAAGAATCACCACCAGGAATAACATTAGCTGCAATTGAAGGCATTGGTTCTTGTCCTATTGTTTCGGCAAGTTCCTTATGCGATTCAGTTACAAACTCTTCAAACTTTTCGTTTAGCATATCTGACATTTGAGTTTCCCCTAAAATTTTTCTGATATAATTATCTGTTTTTATTTATAAATCATAGAGATGACAGGAAGTGTTCAAAGACTTTAAGAGTCTTTTCTTCCAGTTCTCCCTTTGATGCAGACTTAATAGCCTGTTGGTATTTATCAACGGTTTGTTCTTTAAGAATTCCGTTATTCCATACCCACTCTTTACCTTCCATGATGCCATTTACAAAAGCATCTGGTGCAGAGGGATCTGCTACTATATCAGCAGCAGTTGCAAGCATGAAGTCATCCATGACATAAGAAACACCCTCTTGTTTATCGAGAGTACCCATGCCTCTAGAAGACACACCTAATTTTACTCCTTCACCTAACAATGACTTGGCAATCTTGCCGTTTGGAGTATCAAGGATATGTGCTTTACCGATGAAGTTATTTCCTTCTGCTTTTAAACTTACGATCCTGTGTGATACACGATCAAGGTTTACAGTTGGACCATCGGGATGACCTAGTTCACCTAGAGCACGACCTGGTTTGATATACTCTTCATG